GAAGTACGTAACGTGTTCGTACCCCGTTGCAGGTTCGTAAAGAAGGTGGTACCTAAAGTAAAAAAGGATGGCGGGTACTCTACCGTAGGGCTCAAGTTCTTAGGCGATGATTGCCTGAGGGTAGTAGGTGGTGAGTTCAGTCGAGTAGAGTACCCTGAGTTTAACCTTGGCAGTCGTAAGCAGATAGGTGAGTACCTCATCCACTTCGGGTGGAAGCCTAAGACCTTCACCCCCACAGAGCAGCCCATTGTAGATGAAGCTGTACTGTCGGAAGTAACTGACATACCTCAGGCCCAGCTCATCGCTGAGTTCCTGCTGGTACAGAAGCGGGTAGCAATGGTTCAATCCTGGCTGGACGCTGAGGTGGACGGTAGGGTACACGGTAGGGTAAACAGTAACGGTGCTGTCACAGGACGTATGACCCACAGCAGCCCAAATCTGGCTCAGGTACCTGCCTCCTACAGCCCCTACGGTAAACAGTGTCGTGAGGTCTGGACAGTGGAAGAGGGCTACAGGCTGGTAGGCTGTGACGCAAGTGGGCTTGAGCTACGTATGTTGGCCCACTACATGAACGATGAAGACTATACAAAGGAACTACTCAATGGAGACATCCATACCTTTAACCAGCAAGCAGCGGGTCTACCTACGCGAGACCTTGCGAAAACTTTCATCTACGCATTCCTCTATGGTGCAGGAGACGCAAAGATTGGGGACATTGCTGGAGGAACTAAGCAGGATGGTAGAAAACTCAAAGCCAAGTTCCTCAGAAACACCCCTGCCTTGGCACGCCTCCGAGAGCGCGTTGAGGAAGCAGCTAACAGAGGATGGCTCAAGGGCCTCGACGGTAGGAGAATTGCTGTCCGCTCGCCTCACGCGGCTCTCAACACCCTCCTGCAAGGTGCCGGAGCTGTGGTGATGAAGCAGGCCCTCATCCGACTGGACCAGATGGCTACTGCCCATGGTCTCAACTATTACTTTGTAGGGAATGTACATGACGAGATTCAGTCAGAGGTCGCCGCTAAGGACGCAACAGCGTTTGGCAAGCTCGCGGCGTACTCAATCGCTAGAGCAGGACAGGATTTTAAACTCAGGTGCCCCCTCGCCGGGGAATACCAAATCGGAACCAACTGGTCGGAGACCCACTAATGAAGGCAGACATACAGCGATTAATACCGGACATTTACAAGATGTTGGAGACGAAGGAGTTCGGGAATGACATCGACACCGAGGAAATATGCAGTGCCTTCGGAGAAACTTGCGCAGATGTACTACGAGACCAGCTCGTTGAGCAAAGTCGTGTTGGTAGACTTCGTTTGTCCGCAATCGGAAAGCCTGACCGACAACTTTTTAATTCTTATCGCGGTGTTGAAGGGGAACCTCTCCGAGGCCCGACTTACCTCAAATTCATTTACGGCCATATCGTTGAAGCAGTTGTCCTATCACTAGCGGAACTGGCTGGTCACAAGGTAACCGACAACCAGAAGGAAGTAAGCGTAGAAGGGGTTAAGGGTCACATTGATGGCTACATCGACGGTGTCCTGATGGACGTCAAGTCCTGCAGCAGCTTTGGGTTCCGTAAGTTCAAGCGTAACGAGCTGCACAAGGACGACCCCTTTGGTTACATTGCTCAGCTACGCTCCTACGCCTACGCTGAGGGCCAGGATACCTACGGCTGGCTTGCGATGGACAAGACCACAGGAGAGCTTGCGTGGCTCCAGTACCATGAGCCAGCCCCTGAGGGAGCTCCGTACAAGGACGCACTGGACTGGGACGTAGTGGAGCGCGTCCAGCATGTAAAAAAGATGGTCGCAGGACCTTTGCCCGCAGTCTGCTACGAGGAAATTCCAGACGGGAAGTCTGGGAATATGCAACTAGCTTCGGGGTGTCGGTTCTGCGATTTCAAGCGCGAATGTTGGCCAGAAATGCGTCCCTATCGCTACTCAAATGGCGTAAGGTACTTAACTAGAGTAGTCAAAGAGCCCCGGGTGGCTCTGGAGGATTTGCCTAGTGGCTTCTAAGCGAACAAAGCGTAGTGGGTTTGAGGAACGTATGGGTGAGGTGCTGGAGCCCTTCGGGTTCGACTACGAGCCCTACAAGGTACCCTACTGGACACCTGCCAACTACTGCCCTGACTGGGCTCTGGAGAGCGTCCTAGTAGAAGCGAAGGGGTGGTTCAGACCGGGGGACCAGAAGAAGTACAAGGCAGTCAGGGACTCCCTACCAGACTCACTGGAGCTTGTGTTCCTACTACAGGCCCCCAACAAGAAAGTACGCAAAGGGGCCCAGCTAACCATGAGCGGCTGGTGTACCAAAGAGGGGTTGCGGTGGTTCAGTGACCCAGAAGAATTAGCAAAGTATGTGTGGACAAAAGAGGGTTTAGAATGAGTATTGATGATGCAACTGAAGCTGAGTGGTCAGCTTCTGCCCGCCGCTTCCTTGAAGAAAACCGCCGGAAGAAAAAGGAGCAAGAGAAGGCCAGCACGCGACAGGTGGGCGGTAACCACTACAAGAACCTCGCCATCCAGCCTATCGAATATATCCTGGCCAATAACCTTGATTACTGTGAGGCTAACGTGGTAAAGTACATCACCCGCCACGCCTCTAAGGGTGGCCTTGAAGATTTAGACAAGGTTATTCACTACGTTGAACTGCTAAAGGAGCAGAAGTATGGCGAATAATGCCGTGATTTATCTGGTGGGGGACAAGGACGCCCCTAAGACTAACCAGTGGTTGGCCATGACCAACTCTGAGACTGAGGCCAAGCGCCTCTTGGAAGAGCTCCCCGGGGCTGTCACCATGAAAGAGAAGGAGGTACGCCCTCGTGGAAAACGTAATCGCGGGTAAGTTTGGAGACACGTCCGAAGAAGACGCCCTAGCCGATACATTGGCTTACATAAAGACGATACTGGAGCAGGGCGGCACTTTCGCCCTCGCCGTAGACGTAGACGGGCAGTACCAAGTATTAGGCAACATGGGGACGCCAAAGGACCTCCATTGGCTCCTAACCCAAGCTGTCCACATGACCGTCAACTCCATGGTGGAGCCTTGACATGGGCAAAGGAAGCAAAAGGCGACCAAGCAACATAACTGAGGAAGAGTTGAATGAAAGGTGGGAACGGGTTTTCGGTAGGGGTGGACAGGGTACTGACGGACGCCTACATAGAGAAAGTAGTGAGGGACGAAATGGAGATGACGATAGCGGACGGAATGGCTCCCCCAAAGGCACGGGAAGCGGCCCAAGTTATTCTTAATTATTACACGGTGCCAGGAGAAACAGACTAATGAACCAATACCAACAATACATAGCGTCCAGTCGTTACGCCCGGTGGCTGCCTGAGGAAGGTCGTAGGGAGACTTGGGAGGAGACTGTCACACGCTACATCTCCTTCTGGTCCAACAGAGGGGTACTTGAGAACGGGGAGCCTACGATGCTTCTTAAGGCCATTCGTGACCTAGAGGTCATGCCTAGTATGCGTTGCCTTATGACCGCTGGGCCAGCACTGGAGCGAGATAATGTCGCAGGGTTTAACTGTTCGTACCTGCCAATCGACCACCCACGGGCCTTTGATGAGCTTATGTACATCCTACTGTGTGGCACTGGCGTGGGCTTCTCTGTGGAGCGGCAGTACATTTCTAAACTACCAGAAGTAGCGGAGGAGTTCCATGACTCAGACACCACCATCGTTGTACCTGACTCTAAAGTTGGGTGGGCTAAGTCGTTCCGACAGTTGGTCTCTCTCCTTTATGCTGGAGAGGTACCTAAATGGGACACCTCCAAGGTACGGGAAGCTGGCGTGGCTCTTAAGACGTTCGGTGGTAGAGCGAGTGGCCCTCAGCCCCTCATCGACCTGTTCGTATTCACAACTGACCTGCTCAAACACGCAGCAGGTCGCAAACTTTCTTCTCTAGAAGCACATGATTTGTGCTGCAAGATAGCGGAGGTAATTGTCGTTGGAGGTGTTCGCCGTAGTGCTCTTATTTCTCTCAGTAATCCTAGCGATGGTCGGTTACGAGGCGCTAAGTCTGGGCAGTGGTGGCTGGATAATGGCCAGCGTTCTCTGGCTAATAACAGTGCTTGTTACACTGAGCGCCCTGAGTTTGATTTTTTCCTAGATGAGATGAGAGCTTTGTATGAGAGCAAATCAGGAGAACGGGGTGTCTTCAGCCGGGTTGCAGCACAAAAGATTGCAGCGAGAAACGGCAGGCGGGATGCTGAACAAGAGTTCGGCACAAATCCTTGCAGTGAGATTATACTGCGACCCAATCAATTCTGCAACCTCACGGAGGTGGTTGTACGAAGTGATGATACCCTTGAGACACTCAAGGCTAAGGTCCACAAGGCAGCGATACTTGGAACACTCCAAGCAACACTCACTGACTTCCGCTACCTCCGTAAGGTCTGGAAGACCAATACCGAAGAGGAAGCTCTCTTGGGTGTATCGCTGACAGGTATTATGGACCACCCTGTACTCTCAGGAAACCCAGACAACCCCCCAGCAGGCCAGTCGTTGGAGCAGTGGCTACAGGAGATGCGCGATGTCGCTATCGAAACTAACAAAATATGGGCAAAGAAACTGGGAATTAATC